CCCGTACGTTCGCAAACGAAGTGCAACGAGATAAAATCGATACTCTTGGCCGGAGAAACGTAGATATCCATAACCAACTGATTGTTATCGATAATATCTGCTGGGTTATTCGACTCATCGCAAACTACACGGTATGAGTAGATACCACCTTCCCCGCAAATGTTGCGAAGAATCGGATCGACCATACTGGCTGCGTAGCTACGGGTACTTGCGTTATTCAATTCGAATAACAGATACTTCACGGCTTCACTGATCGTGGTTTCGAGATAAATGAACAAGCGGCGAACATTTAAACGATCAAATGCGCTTGGCTTGGTCAACAAACTCTTGGAACCATAAAGAATGGTACCGGCGCCAGTAAAGGTAACCACAGGATTAATCTGGGCCGGATACAGCAGGTCGCGATGTGCCTTGTTCGGGCTGTAATTCAATTTAATGACATTACGAATCTGACCACGGTTATAGCCAGCAGCGACAGTCCAAGGATTATTGGTCATATCCGTGAGGGCATAAAGTCCTGCAATATCACCATTTAATGGTACCCAACGGTTGCAGTCGTTGAATTTATCATATTGATATTTCCAACCACTGTCAAGGTGACCATACGAACTGTTGACATTAAAGTTTGCACGCTGACGATATTCCAACGTCTTACTAAGGATCTTCAACTCAGCATTACTGGTCAAGGAAGTGGTACTTCCAATGGCAGAACCACCACGCATTTGTTCATCAAGAGCCTGAAGTGTTGCAATATCAGCCTCGGAAGGAGCATATGAACCCAAAATTGGCCCGCGATCCTCAGTCGTCGGACTTACGAATGCTACGCAATCCATGCGCTTTTCGCAAATGTTTTCGATGATATACTTGGCCACGGTTGCAGTAGCCGCACCAGTAACCAAAAGACTGACGTTAAATTGCTCACGATTTGCGAACTTGTCCCACGTTGCGAGCTCATCGCCCTCAGTATAATTAAAATCGTCGGTACCGCCAGAAAGGCGAGAGGCAACCGGATTCAACATACTCTGGAAAGTGTGATCAGTTGCGGTCTTTGTCCACGACGCATCCTCATCCAACGCAACCTCAGTAAATTCGATTGTGTCGTTGTTTTTACTAACAGCGTAAACGGTATTTTCGTCCTTACGGAGAACTCTACTACCAACCCACTGTTCGAGATCTGCAAATTCAACAAATACAGTCTTAACCGCACGAATATACTGGTCGCCATCTTCCTCGGTAACAGTCATGCGCGTCGCGACCATCACCTTCTTATCATCAGACGTGATAATTTTATCGCCGGCCTTAACCTCATTGTTCTCAATGAAGGCCTGTGCAGCTTCCGCGTTTGCGACCACGGAAAGAACTGTTTGCTGATACGAAGGAATTAGGTTGTCCGCTTCTGGTTCAGATATGCAATACACATATTGACTCTGATCGCGAAGAACCCGTCTATAGTATGCGCTGGCGCCATCATTATCCCGGGCGTCAGTTGCCTTGCTCAGGTACTGATACCTTTCAAGGATGGAACCCTTCTGACCAGTAATACGGCCACCCATATCAACAACGAGGAGATGTATCTCATCATTCTTACCACCACGAGCACGGGCGTATCCGCTTGTACCCGGTTTACCACCAAATTCAAGGCGCCAATCGTAGAATACGCCATTTTCATCAGTGTACGTCCAGTTATCAAACGAAGCCGCATCGGCATAGGTAACAAAAAGACTATTACCCAAGGAACCAGGATAACGGGCTGCGAACTCACCAAATGCCTCGGAGCTGCCTACTTCATGGTTGGCAGTATAGTCATCGATACTACCAATCTTCAGGCCTACCTGGGCCATAACCTGATCACCGTTTTCATCATAAACCGGCTTATCATTTACCAACTCGGCCTTCCAACCGGTTGCACCTTTAGAGTTGGCATTGAACTGGTTACGCGTATCCATACGTGCCACAAACATCTGGCCACTGTACGAAAGGAAGTTAGAAGCGGCCAACCAGTTTTTGTAGTTTTGATCATTCGGCTTGCCGAAGATATCCACCAATGTACCTTCGTTATCGATCAGCTGTGGGGAGTTAACAGGGCCCCAACCAGCCGCGATAACTGCGGCGCCTCGAGAGGTAGATGCGGGAACGACATATTGCGAATTATCAATCTCCGTTACATCAACCTGAGGACTTAAAAGAGAAATTGCCATTTAATTTTCCTCTGCAAAGAAT